AAACATCTATATAGTTTCTGAACTTATCACCTGATTCAGAGTTGAAATGACTATTATCTAAACCAAAGAAGTCCGCAAGAATCTGACGACCATTCAAGCGGGCATATTCTGCAAATGATTCTCGGTTCTTGATGCCAAGCTCACCGAGCTTTGACACAAAGGACTTGAGTTTGTCTCTGCCTTGATTTAATGCATCCTCGCGTGCTGATGGCGATAAATTGAAGAACTTATCGGAAACAGCCATCATCCTTGAATTACCCGACGATTTAATGTCCTTCTTGTAAGGCGTTTCATGTTGCGTAGGACGGATCTCGGGAACTTCCTCCATCTTCTTAACACGCTTCTTGACCGGAATTATTTTGTGAGTTCTCTCCTTTGCTTCCTGGTAAATGTATTTATATCCACCAGTTGGAAGAGGCACACGACGAATATACTTATGACCTGGACGCTCAGCACCTTTAACTGTCTTTATCAAAACTATATTCATTCGATTCTCTCGTCAGAAGTCATCAATTTAGTTTATAAATTAACAATCTTTGCTCGTCTTTCGAGCTGATCTAAACACATTTGACGCTTTTTCTGATATAAATGTTAGCGTGCCCTGCATCGCCTCAAATAACACCCTTACAGGTTTCGTGGCTGTCATGATGATGAATGAATAGAAAATACCTATTTCGTATCTATCACGCCTGTCTATATTTCCCTTAGGTGCGGGCAGAACGAACATTCTACGCTGTCTAGCATCCATTGGTTAAACCACCTTGTTCTTAGTGAACGTAGTACCGTCATCACTCAACGTAGCTGTACCCAACACTGTGTTATCCGTCTTTAACATGGTTTCAAGAGCACTTGTTGCAGTCCTCTTGCCAGCCAGATATTGAAATATGAATTCCAATTTCTCTTGTAAAGAGGAGCCCACATCTGGGATAGATTGCAATTCACCCATGACATTATTGTCGAAAGCCACAACTTCGCCATCAGAAACATGAACTGCTTCTTCGATCCATGGACCTCCCGCAGGAATAGGTGCTTCACTCATGTATAAGCTTTCCTGAGTATCGCTATCGGCATATTCAAAGAGCAATAGCTTACAGTTTGCATTCTCTACAGAAACCCAAGTCAATGCTGTAAAATCCCAGTACTGACCGGTTGGGTTTTTCAATCTAGCATAGACGCCCGTATCGCCCTTACCTTTAGTCGTTCTAACAAAAAATAGCATTTCACCCTCTCACTGCCTCGATAACTCGATCTGCAGTCACGAAAACTTTGGGATCATAAGTCAATCCGTCCCAAATTGCAAATTGACGCTCTCGCAAATATTTCCTTGCCTTAAGCAGATTCTTGTTTTCTCTATATCCGAAGATGTTAGGGTCAGATATGCCCCAAATAACCACTCCACCGTCCCTTCCTATCACATGAGCTAAATGCGGAAGAAAATTATCAACCGAGATCCAAGTGTAACAGTTGGGACTTAGAAGAAGCTCACTTACTTCGCGGAGCGGAAGATTGATTCTAAAGTCATCTGTTAACTTCTTCTCGCCAGTAACGCCTATTTGTACAATGTCCCAGTCCTCTTTAAGATTTTCAATCACTTCTGGCCAATAAGGATAATTCTTTGGATTGTACGACTTATCCCTGAGCTCTTTTGACCACGGACTAATCAAGATATAGTTTTTCATAAGCCTTCAGCATGCTCCTTTTCCAATTATACTTTGTCATCCATTCATATATACCTGTCTCTTTAATGCCAAATGAAGCAGCCTCACCAAGCGGTCTGCAAATAACATTCGGTAGATTATGAAATACCTCGCCATAAACACAGAATAGAACCAGTGTCTTGCACTTCTTTAATAGCTCTGGGATGATGTTGACAAACATGAGATGATCTCCGAGGCCATGTGAAAGAGCTATCATCTTATAGCCCCACTTTTCCATTTCACCTCTAAAAATCTGCTCGTCATGCTCCCAGAGAGTAACATCTTTTTCTGTTCTGATTCCACCTTCTGGATTGCGGTAATGCCATGTAATTGATGATCTATCAACCAGAAGCTTATATCCCGCCCTAAACATCCTATGAGTGAATATTGTTTCCTCTCTATGCGCAACCTTTGAGAGCTCCAAACAATAATCTACAATGTTTGTACGATATAAGAAAGAGCTATAGAGATGCTCAGCTTCATAAACACCCTCGCCGGCAGCCCACTGTATGTTGGGCAGTCTATTAACATCAATAAGATGTAATCCATAGTGCTCTGATCTAGCCTGACCACCTGGCGTTATAACAGAACCTGCAACCGCTCCAACATCATCTTTCATATGAGAAAGAAGTTTTTCTAGAACATTGGGAGCCGCCACCGTATCATCATCGAGACGCCATACGAACTTGAAATCAGATGTATTAGCGTGCTGATGTGCATGATGCTGGCCGACACCTGCAGTAAATGCCACTTCCCACTTTATACCAACCTCGTCCAATGTCTTGAACAAATATTGATATATCGCATTTTCCCTTAAGTCGAGATGCTCGCCATCATCATAGATTGTAAGCTTATCAGGCTTTACTGTTTGCGATATTACAGATGCTATAGCGAGAGGCAGTGTTGTAAAATACCTGCCCTTTGTTGGAATCATGCAAAGCACATTGCCCGAAGTCTTTTTATATTTATTGGCCAAAATTTGCGTATTGCGTTCAGCAATAGCAAGATGCTCAGGATTGTCATGAAGCGTTCCTTCGCCTTTATGATAAATTGGGACGGAACCTGCATTTGTGAGGCCGTCTACAGTACGACCATCAACACGACCCACAGTAGCTACTTCAAATCCCTCTTCTTCTGCTCTGATGCAGAAGTCAGTATCCTCTCCTGCACCTTCAAGAAATGCTTCATCTAGAAGGCCAATTCTTCTGAAGACTTCTCGCTTTATCATTGCACAGAAGAAAACAATAAAATATCTTCCGACACACGGACTGAAATTTCTAAGAGGGCCGGCAATACCAACATTTGGATTCTTAAACTGTTCCAAATGCATATTTATTAAGGTGTCTTTCTCTTGCTCCAATAGAACAATATCATTATTGAGGAGTAAGATATAGTCGCCGTGGGCAACATTTATACCCGCATTATATGCTCTTGGGAAACCAATCGGTTCATCAAACCACAACAGTTTAAAGGGTTCGCCAAGAGATTCAACATATGCCCTTGTTCCATCTGTACAGCCGTTAGCAACTATAATGACTTCTTTATCATTTAGATCCACATATTTTATAATCGATTCAATGCATGGCTTTAAATAGTCGTCTAGATGATTATATGTTCCAATAACAATCGATACTTTTCTTTTGTACTTTTTTATCAAAAGATCGATATTGTTTTTAAAGGTTGCTCCCCAGTCTTTGACCAACGAAGTGTCGCTGACTGTTACTTCGCCTCTATGATAAATAGGAACAGAACCAACAATCTGACCCTTGTCATGTTCGTGACCGGTCATCTCTCCTGCAACAGCAATATTGTAGCCGGCCTCTTGAGCTCGAATACAAAAGTCTATATCCTCTGAACTGCCCTCTCCAAATGCCTCGTCCAAGTATCCGATCTTATCAATAACTTCCTTCTTGATCATTGCACAGAAGAAAATTATGAAACTTATATCGAGATCTGCATTGAAAGACTTAATAGGGCCGACAATACCAACTTTTGGATCATTAAACTTAACAAGATGCATATTGATGAGGTCGTCTTTATTTTGCCCTAAAAATGTCACATCATTATTTAGAAGCAATATGTAGTCGAATTGAGCAGCTTTCATGCCTTCATTATATGCACGAGTAGCACCCAGCGGCTCGTCAAACCAAAGCAACTTAAATGGCGCACCCAGACTTTCGACATATTCTCGAGTTCCGTCAGTGCAACCGTTAGCAACTACAATAACCTCTCTGTTTTCTAAATCTAGATTACAATACTTCTTAATAGATTCAATGCAGGGCTTGAGACAATCCTCTAGATGGTTGTAGGTTGCAATGACAATTGAGCAGGACGTTCTGCCCTCAATTTTCTTCTTCAATGCTTGATACCATTTCGAATTGTATCTCTTACCAAGATTGAAAGTATTCTTTGTGAGGATCTCGCTTACATTTTTCATGTTTCGTATAGTGATGCCAAAACGATGGAAGACGGGAGGTGTTACCATCTTCAGTGTGTAGCCAGCTCGCTCTGCCTTGATGCATATATCTACATCTTCACATGTACCATCGGCAAAAAGAATATCGAATCTGCCAAGTTCATCAAAGAGCGACTTGCGCATCATTGTACAATAGAACTTTATGTAGTTTGCATCTGCATATTCATTATAGCAAAATTCAGGACCAACAACACCAACCTTCGGGTCCTTATCGAATTCAGCTACAAGCATATCGATTACGCCTTCTTTTAAGAAGAAGCAATCGTTATTGAGAAATAGGAGGTATTCACCCTTTGCTATTTCAGCAGCTGCATTAACTGGAATAGCAAATCCCGGTTTATCAAACCAAAGAAGTTTGAAATTAGGGCCAAGACTTTCTACATATTGCCGAGTCCCGTCTGTACATCCGTTGGCAGCGATTAGAACTTCTCATTCATCGAAGTTCACATACTTTTTGAGTGCTTCGCAGCAAGGTTTTAAACAATCCTCTAAGTGATTGTAAGTTGCAATTATTATGCTAACTTTCATAGTTTTGTTTAGCTCCTCTCATACCCCGAGTCTTTATCCAAGCTCTGAATTCTAGTTCTAATTCTCTAAATTGCTCTCTTGAAAGCCATTCAGTATCTATGTTGCATCCGCCTGTTCCGTCTTTTGATACCTGAAAATAGTTACTATAGTCATATGACATGCCAGTGATTCCATACCTCTCTGGGTGCTCGGCTACTTCTGTCCCCGGGTAAGGAGTAAAGTTTGAGACGAAGTACTGATCAGGATCAGCTGCCTCTATGAATCTTTTTGTTTCTTCTATCGTTTCTCTAGTCTCTCCCGGGAATCCTATCATGAAGAACGCCCGAGATACTATACCGTACTTCTTTGCCCACTTGATGACGTTGTAGTTATCCTGAACCTTTATTTCTTTTCTCATACGGTCTAGCATGTATTGTGAGCCTGTTTCTATGCCCCACGCTATTTGCTGACAGCCTGCATCAGCCAATTTTTCATAAGTTTCTTCTGTATCGTAACCAGCTCGTCCCATGCAAGCAAATCTAAACCCCAACTGCTTCACCGACTTGAGTATCTCAAATAGTCGAGGACGATTCATCGTAAAGATGTCGTCCTGGAAGTTTAGCCTATTTATACCCAATTCGTTTTTGATACGTGAGAGCTGCGTTGCAGCCACGTCAGGCTTCATCATGTGATATCGACCATTGATGTTATGCATAGAAGCCAGACCACAAAAACTGCACTTAAATGGACAGCCTCTTGACGTTAAAAACGGTACGGAAGGCTTTCCATCTATTAGCCTCGAATAAGACCCTAGATCGACCTTATTGAATGCAGGGAACTCAAATAGGTCCACTGTCGCTTGTTTGCCACAAAGAGCTAACATTGGAGCCTCTCCATAGCCTCGAACTACTTTATCGGCATACGGGAAGTCCTGTGGACGGACTGATGCATGCGCTCCGCCTATAATCACCTTTGCCTCGGGATTCTTGAGCCTACATAGCTTTGCAATCGATTCTGTTATATCAAGCGTTGCAATGTATGAAGTAATACCGTAAATATCAGCAAAGGGAATATCAACCTCCCAATCGCTTTTGCCCGATAAGTCACATACATCAACATCTATATCGTTCTTCTCTAAGTGAGATGCTATGTACAAAAGACCCATTGGAGGGTCAAGTCTATCATCCGTTGAGTTAGGATGCGGTGGATGAATGAGCAATATTTTCACATACAACTCCTTACAATGTATTATAACCTAACCATTATATCACAATTATGCCCGAAGTAGCGCTAGCGCCTCTTCTATAGTAACTTTTAGTCCATATCTCGTCGATAAATACCACGCAAAAATTTCAGCTGCATCAGGAACATATTTTAATTGTTCTCGGTACGCCTCTAGCTCGTATTTAAATCTCCAGTTTTTAGAGAAAAGATAACGAATTCCGTTTAAGCCCCACGTATCATAAAACTGTTTGACATGAACTAGTTCGTGTCTGAGCAAACCTTCAGCAACCTCTTTTGTTCTATCTTTCGGCTTGATAAGCACAACTGGACCAATTGTCGTTGCTCCATATTTCACGAACAATGAAGTATAAAAAACAAAAGCTGGACAGTATTTATACACCCAATATGTTTCCATCAATTTTTTCCATTTCCTGTTTATATATTGTACAAATAAACTCACATTCGTCGAATCGTTTCTCACAAATGCAGCAGCACCTGGGCATTACACAAGTTCTATATTTGTCGCGCTCTTTACACATGTTGAACATCATGAGTTCACAACTAAAAGAATCCATAATCCTCAGACCGGAAAATTAGTATCTATAATCTTTTGAATTGCTGCTATCCTGCTATTCATTCTAGCTATCTGTGCTTGTCGATTTGCTATTTCGTCAAGCAAAGTCTGCTTAGTAATTATTAAAGTTGCCTGCGCCATTGTTTGTCCTTTAGCATTGTCTGTAACAGATATCTGAACAGTATCTGGAACAGCTATACCACCCTCTGAATAGGTCGATATTGTTATCGTTCCCTTTGCAATTCTATCATCTATTGTAGTAGGATCAAGAAATGTAAACATTTTGTTCTCCGCTAATAAATTTCTTTTCTAGTTCTGACGGGTTAGTTACTTCAAACTGTAAACGACCATCCTTATAAAACTGCCATTTGTCGTTTTTTAATGTAAGAAGGAATAGCGATTCCCCTTGCCCTCTAAACTCAAGATTTTCACCTTCAATGGCTGCATATTGCTCGACCGAGTATGTATCTGACTCACCGTCATAACTAAAACCGGCAGTGAAATTTTTGGCCACTGATATTGCTCGAGATCTAAAATCATCAAAATCTGCACGAGTGCCTATCGGATATATGCTGTCGTTTCTGATTGCGCCACAAGGTCCCACTCTACTTTTTATGAATTGTTCTCTACCCATAACGCATTTTATATCATTAGAAGGGAGTTTGACCGACCTGCAACTATTAATATAATCCTTGAAAGCGTCTTTAAGTCTATTATAGTCAAACTTCTTTGAAGCCCTCGTGCTAATATCAACCGATTCATCCTCTAAATTAGGATCATCTTTTTCGATTAATATCATATTCTTTATAAGATCTTCAGCACTGTTACACGAATAATAAAATCCATCAGCCCAGTCTAGCCAACCCGGGTCAAACGTTTTAGAGTTAGTATCGTTTACAATAAGCGGTATTGTCCCGCAAAAAATAGCTTCCAGTAAAGAGATATTAAATGGTTCAGCACCATCATGCGGCAATACAAAATATTTGTACTGATTCAGAAGGGACGACACACCGTCTCTAGAAATCTTTCCCTTATAACGAATATTAGGGCATTCGTCGAAGGCTTTATTATATTCTTGCATATCGATGTCTCTAATATGCTTCTTCCAACGATTTCCATAGCAATCTAGCTGAATATTTGTTTTTGAGATTTCACTTATAAACGACCGTGATAATTTAATTGGTATAATATTTCCGAAATATAAGAATTTGTACGGTCTATCTTTCCAAGAAGTCGTAATATTAAAAATTTCGTGAGAAATAGGATGACAAAAATTATCAACAAATTTTAATTTGTCTTTAGCATATTGCGGCATTACATTGAGACAAAAAATCCTGTTGCATCGCGAAATAAATTCATTGAACTCGCCGCTTAATCGATCACGGACCATAATTTCTTGCCAGCTATGAGACAAGAAAAGAAGCTTTGTAGACGGATTGAGCTTTAAATATTCATTAATCCCAACCCTCGTTCGTGGATAGCTCTCGTTAGAAATTATTAAATCAGGCTCGGCTTTCTTTATAAAATCAATAAACTCGACAGAACAGTCTTGACTTGTGTGCATTGTCAGCTCTATTCCATCAATGTTCTTCAGCCAATTCAAAAAAATGTTGCCGACATATTCAATGCCAGAACCAACATCTAGATTTATATAAAAAATCTTCATTAATTGCCCTTAAAATCCGAATAATTCGGGACTGGTGGTTTAAACTGCTCTTTTAATTCTTTCTTCTCTTTGACCTCGTTCTTTTTGTTGAAACTTTCAAGGTAGTGTTGACTTATTTCGACTGAAGGTAATGCATAATTTATCATCGATTTATTCTGTCTAATCAGTTGCTTTAAAAAGTCAAACGTTTCTCGGACAGTTAAAAAATCTCGATATATATTATCAACAAGCCTACACCTGTCAGAAAGCTGAGGATTATGCACAATATTTTTGTCAATATTGAAAATTAGCAAAGTATAGACTCCAACAAATTCAGCCATTTCTCGTGAAACGGGCTCATTAATATAGAGATGCTCTAAGAATGTAAATGATTCAAAAACATCTTTTATGAATCCTTCATCAACAGCTAGAACATCGTTTTCAATACAATATCTCGAATATCCAATAATCTTTATAAATGAATCAACAGCCTTACCTACAATGGTTTTGTTGTGTTTTGAATTTAAAAAATCTTTAAGATTTGCTAAATTCTTTTCAATTTGCGGGTCTAACATAATTTTCCTCCAATTTTATAATGCTATTCGCTTTGTTCGATACGAGACCTAAAAGGTCATTATATAAGCCGAGTCTTTTTATCGTTGAAAGAATGGAAATTATTTTGACGTGTTCTACCTTGCAGACAATCGGGATCGGCGCAAATGGATCTCCATGCGTTTCATGACAAGAACCCAAACACTGACCGGAACAAAGATCTTTTATCAGACAAGTCTCGCAATAAGGAAATGATCTTTTGTCTGTTGCCTGTATTAGAATTCCAAGTTCAACATTAAACGCTTTAACATTTGTTATTATGCCGTTTTCGACATTAAATTCGCCGACTTTAAAATATTCTTTCATTAGCCTATGGCAAGGAAATATTGACAAATCGCCCAAGCGAAGATGAATTCCGCTTTGAATGCCACAACCAATTCCTCTGCCAACCCTGACTAACGAATTTGTTAGAATATTAAATCCGCCTCTCTTAAAAAGATGCGAGAAAAATTTAACAGAATCCTGACCCACCTTATTCCATAGCCATAATACTAAAAATTCCATAAATTCCGCGAGTTTATTTATCTGTTCGTCGGTCCAATTATTGTTTCTAACCTCTAATAAATATAAATTGTTCCAAGGAATATCGAATTCTTTAAATTTTTCTTGAAACCATAAAAAATTCTTTTCCCAATTCTCTATTCCTTCAGCATAAACCATTGGGTGGAAACCCGAAAACGTATCCTTGGCAAACTTAAAAACCTTATCATAATAAGCATCATCTCTAACGAGATTTTTATTACGTAAAGGACGATTGTCGTCCATATATTTCCCGTCAACCGAGAGGCTATAACTAAGTGCTACGCCCTTATCTCGAAATCTTTTCTGCAACTCTATAAGTTCTTTTCCATCATCGTATAATAAAAACGTACCGCCTACAGGAATCGAGATCAAGTCTATTCCTTTCGGCATGTTCTCTAGCAAATAATAGATTACCTTTTTATTAACAGATTGCTGGAAAAATTCGCCACTAAAGAAGTGAAGATCTGGACAATATTCGTTTCTAGCAAGCCATTCAACAACCTTTTTAAATCCTTCAAATATATTGTTTTCATCCCTGCTTTCTTTAGTAAATAATTCGTCTCCGAATCTATTAAAATAGCAATACTTACAAGCCAGGGCACATCTATCGGTTGTGATGAGTTCTAACATGCGATAATTATCTTGTTCTTTTCTTTTCCACGAATTAAAAAACGTATGTTCGTAATAAGAATTTAGTAAAATATCGTTTTCAGTCATGAACTAACCAGCTTCCCAAGTAAATAGTCCTCTGCACCGTTAGCAAATAGTTTAATGCTTCCAATATCATACATATAGGGCGAAGCATTTATCTGTAGAGCAGTAGATTGACAGATTTCTTGCAAACGATTCATAGCAAACACGTAAGCTTTATTATAATCGCCATAAGACTTGTCTATCAATCCGCAGCGGGCGAGCTCTTTACATATTACAATTATATATTCCAATTTTAGTTTTGGGAAATCCATATAGCAAGACGTTAAATACTGCCTTCTTTCCATATTTTGTCCATCACGAATTAAATAGTACTCTTTAACGAATTTTCTAGTTAATTCATTTTCAGGAAAGAAATCTCTGTGGCAAAATGCAAACTCATCATTTTCGCCGATGCAAAGATTGCCGCTATTTGCAGAACATGTAAACATTCGCTGTTTATTATTAAACTCAAGTCCGTATTTTGCGATCCTATTAAATGAAGAAAGAAAGGGTAAAGAAACGTATTTTAAATCTTCTTTATTTATTAGTTCATCTAAGTCTCTAAGCATATTGAAAAATGCAATTCCGTGCTCTTTCGTATAATTAAACGGTCGTTCTTGATTAAAGCCTGCACAAGTTAATAATATTCTAGAAGATTTAATTAAATCAGATATTTCAGAATAAAAATTATTCATAAATCTAAAATTCTCAAACATTAATTCTTTATCTTCTTTATACATCATTAAGACTTTAGGCGACAAGGTACCCTTGTCCTGAATTTTTACCCTTACGTTAGTCATATCGGGTAAAATTTCGTTCAATGATAATATCAAACTTTTCACATTACGTATAATTCTTTCGCCTGATCCATCGCCGCGCATCAAGTCATTAATCTTCGGCATGCCGTCCATAGAAAATTGAATGCCTAATTCTATCTTTTTATCTCTGGGAATCTGCTTTATAAAATCAATAATTACTTTGCTATCGCCTTGAAAATTACTTGAAAAAGAGATAACTTTCAAGTTGGGTAGTGTTTTAAATATATAATCGAACCTGCTAGAAATTGCTGGGAGCGTAAGAGTGGGCTCAAGGCCCCACAAAGCTAAAAATTTAACATCATTAGGATCGGGAACCGATTTGAGAATGGTCGATAAGAACTCTTCATTTCTAATCCTTTCAACCAGTTTTCTATGAACCTCTTTTAATCTAGGATCCTGAGAAATATAGCAATATTTGCAGGATAGATTGCAAAGAGCCGAAGAAAGAATTGTTATTGCTTCAACTTTATTCATTATTCCCACTCAAAGAAATCCCAGTTATTGCTTGAGTCAAAAGCACCATAATTTGCGCTTTGTATGTTAAAGTTATAGCTTGAACAGTTACTAGCAGAATATACAGTCAAACAATGAGCAGCATTATAAGTGCTATTGTTTGTTAAATAATCGGCAGAGCATACATTAGCAGTATGCGCTGCATCAAGAGCAGTTCTCAGTTCTAGCCATTCCGAGGCTGCGACAGCTGTAACGTATTGAGTTATCGTTTTGACCCACGAATAGGCGCCCAGACCTGTTAGCGAACGAAGAGTGTTTATGTTAGTCCTCAGTTCGGTAACATGACTAGCCTTGACTGTCGTTACGCCGGCTGTTATAGCTTCTGCCCAAGAAAACGACATATCAAACCTCTTTTATCCGTAGTTGTTCCAAAATCCAGACTCATTTCCAGCATTATCGCCCCAATAATAAGCGGCATTATCAGTATTATTATATGCAGGATTATTGCTTGTATAAGCCGGTACATTCACAGATGCTCTATTTGATGCTTGATTCGTCCCGTAGTGCGCTGTGCAATATGCGATATTATTGTGCAGCCAATCAGCGTTATCCCTGATTTCCATAATATCGGCTCTGTCAATAGACGCGCCAGAAGATATCGTCTGAACCCATGTAAATGACATAAGTATATTATACCATATTATTGATAGATTGCATAGCCTGACGCCCCAGAATAACCAGAAATCCCGGAATAACCTGAAGCAGTCAGAAGATCCCAATATGAAGTGCCTGAAGGTGCAGGCGTTTGCCCTGTTCCGCTTTGAATACAAACATACGACGCACCTAAATATTGAGCCGTATCTCTTGGCACGTATGCAGTGCCTGCATTATACGCTCCCTTCCATCCATACGTCGGTCCAGAATAGCCAGATGTTCCAGATCCTGAATAGCCAGAGATGCCTGAGTAGCCAGATTTTCCGGAATAGCCAGAGTAACCTGAAATGCCGGAGTAACCGCTATATCCTGAGACCCCAGAGCCTGAATAACCCGACGAGCCTACGAATTGGCTGCCAGAATACCCAGAGACGCCGGAATATCCATAGCCGGCATAATACCACACTCCGCCCTCTTTTATTTTTAATCTAGCCATTTGTAATCCTTAAAATATTGATATTGACTGAAACGGAAGTGCAAGATGTAGATCTTGGACACTAAAATCATCCCACCCAAAAGTACTGTAATTCTGAATAAATAGTCCCGTGTAAGGCCCTGATGTGACAGAATTTTCAGGATCTAAACATTGATATCTAGTTGACCACGAGCCGCCAGTATATACTTCGAGTTTAAGATGATTTCCTACAGCAGACCAGCGCATAGGTGTACTCGAATTCATAGTGCCTAAACTTCCTGCATCGAACATATTAGTGTCGACGCTATTGACTGTCTTATATACGGTATTTACTGTGCCGTCAGGCCGAAAGTCAAACCAATACATCCACCACGCACCGCCTGAATATGTCACCCGCGTATACATTCGGGCCCAAATTGCTGTTACTACCGGGTTAGCAAGTGTTGCAGTGATCCTTTGATTTTGAGTTGCTGTCACTGCTGAATAATAGTTGCCGCTAAATTCCCATGTCGCACCGGCAGCATGGGCACGATTAGATAAAATCACCATGCTTCCAGCATTAGTGCCCGGCATGGCTGTAGCACTCCAGTTGCTGCCTATTGCACCATCAGCCCTATTAAAATCATCAGAAGCAAGCGTTGCCCATGTGCCAGTATGTTCCGCCCAAGATAATGCATTTCCATTTCCGCTATTATATAAATCAGCTCTTTCTTGAGTACTTAATGCTTTTCTCCAAAATCCCACTTCGTCAATAAGACCAGTAAAATATCGGCCTAATTCTGCAGGGCCAGAAGGAGTATAGAGTCCGAAGTTTCCAATGTTTAATAATTTAACACTATTACCAGGAACGATGGCGCTAGAGGTCGCGCCTATTGAAGTACCATTAACCCACACTTGATGCGTATTACTACCCGACGTAAATGTCCATACGATATGAGACCACGCACTTGTTGATAATGTACAAGAATAATCGTAGGCACCGCCAGTTCCTGAAGAATTAACTACTGCAATACCGACATAATTTGTGCCGCCGGATTTGTAAATTCTCAGATCGTAACCACCTCCAGTAGCTGTTGCATCGTACTTATTGACAATGGACCAGATATTTCCTTCTGTTGGTAAAGACGTTGGCTTAACCCAAACAGAGAGAGAACAAGAACCGCTAAGAGTATTTAAGTTGCCACTATTTAAATATTGTATTCGCGCATTCGTACCGTTAAATGAGCCGCAGTTACCCACTATTCCAGTTGTATATGACATACTAGTTTCGGTACTGACTTTATTCGTCGACACAAAACCAGCCGAATCACTTAACGGAAGATAATACGCTAGAGCCGTCATTAATGTCTTATCTGTGTCAACACTGAATGAAAATGCCATGATTATGTCCTTGTTGCTTTCATCACTAGAGATGCTCGAGTAATTGTCGTACAAGAATCTACGTTGAATCGTAATGTGTCACCTGCAGCAACAGATGTTGTCCAGTTTGTGAGAGCACCGCTATAGCCCTTATTTGATGTTGTTATCGTTGGCTTTGTACCAGAAGCACTGATAATAGTATCGGCAACAGTCGGTGGATAGTTTGCATATGTATCTTTCCAGATATCTATTACAATAGAGCCAGATTGATCAGCTAACACTGTCCAATCACTTAAAGTACAAGCAAATGGAATGCTAATATCGCCCTTAACTCCTGTTGTAATCGCAACTGCCGATCCATCAATCATTATTCCAATAGCAACAGTAGTAGAGAGACCGCTATAACCAGAGAAGCCAGAGTAACCAGAGTTATAAGATCCACCATCGTCATCGGTATCCCACCAAAGATCGCCGTCAACTGCGCCTGAGGGTTCACCCGACTGTGAGAAAATATCGGCACCTTGATGACCTGAATATCCAGATTCACCTGAATAACCTACGCCGCTATAACCGCTGAAACCTGAAAGGCCTGCAGCATCGGCAATCATTCCAGAAGTAATAGCGAATGTCATTCGAGGATGAGCTACATAGCAATCAGCTCCGGATTCGCCATTTCGCTGCCAGACAACACCAAATCTTCTAGTGCCAGATGCTGGAGTGGCAAATCCTTCGCCAGCAGTCCATCCGATACCGCTGCCAGCGAGATTAGAAAGTGCGCCGGAGAATCCCGCACCTACAATAGAAGTATCCCATAGTTCACAATATAAATATGGAGAAATAGTTGCTGCATCTCCTGAACCAATTGCCGCATACCAGTTTGCATAAATTTTTGATTGATCATTGACATACCACCAATTTTGACTAATATTACCATTGGGTATGCCCGAAATTTTAAATACATAATCAGAAGGCGCATTTGCTGGTATACCCGGCGTAGTTCCACTGACAACTGAAGACGTTACGCCTAATTGCCAATGACCCGAAGTTCCTGATATTGCCTCGGAATTAAGAATCATGTTACCGTAATTATCAACTTTTAAATGCTTTGCTTCAGCTCGATCTTGAGCATTTAAATCGTGCCATACGTCATACGCGGTTCCTGAAATAGTTACCGTTGGTGTTTTACCGTTAAAGTTAGCTTCATGCGTTTCAGTTCCAAGATTAAGAACTAGACGTATTCCACTAGTTATATTGTACCCATCAATTTCATTCTTGATGAATCTAACACCTGTTTTGTTTTCTGTATTGCCAAATACATATTGTCTATTGCCAGATGCATTATGTGTAAGCCACAGACCACAACCATCAGCATCACCAGACGAATCATCGGCAGCATATCCAGTAATTAAGAAAGCAGGAGCAGATTTATTACCAGAAATCTTGACGATATGAATAGGAGCAGCAGGCGAAGTCGTTCCATAACCAACAAATCCGCTATAACCAGCTTCATATATTTCAAGTGATGGAACAATGCCTGAAGCACTATCCCATTTAGCTATATATCCGCTTGAACCACCAGAAAGAGGAGCACCAGCGCCACTATAACCAGAAATTCCTGAATCGCCAGAATAGCCAGAAACACCGGAACCAGAATATCCTGAAGTTCCAGAGCCAGAGTAACCACTTATTCCTGAATAGCCTGATGTGCCAGAACCAGAATATCCCGAGAAACCTGATGGTCCAGAATAACCCGAGATGCCTGACGCACCCGAATAACCAGAGACACCAGAACCACTATAGCCGCTTACACCGGAACCAGAATAACCAGAGACACCAGAACCACTATAGCCGCTTACACCCGAGCCCGAGTATCCCGAAAAGCCGGAATAGCCTGATGTGCCAGAACCAGAATAACCAGAGACACCAGAACCTGAATAACCGGAGACGCCAGAACCCGAATAGCCAGAACGACCTGAATATCCGCTTACTCCAGAGCCAGAATAACCGGAAACACCAGAGCCAGAATAGCCTGAAACTCCAGAACCAGAATAACCGGAGAAGCCTGAATAGCCACTTACACCAGAACCAGAATAGCCCGATACGCCAGATCCAGAATATCCTGATTTTCCAGAATAACCTGAGACTCCAGAGCCGCTATAGCCGCTTACACCAGAACCAGAATAGCCTGAGACTCCAGAGCCAGAATAGCCACTTACGCCAGAA